GTGAGACTGGAAAAGATACCAGAGGCATTTTAGCCGGACCAATTGACCTGACTTATAATATGTCGCGGCTTTTCCTCGCTCAAAATGAAGGCTTTTACCGCTCATATTTAGCCACACCATCTGCAGTTGGAATCTCACGAGATGGTTTACAATGGGACGCCTTATTCCGCAAACTCAGTAAATATGAGTTTGGAGCCAATTTAGATGTCAAAAAATTTGACTCTAAAATGTTGCCTGTTTTGATGAATGCTGTTCGAGACTTAAGAAAATCTTTTCTCTTATCTCATCAAAAAGAGTTTGAACCTGATATTGATGCTGCCTATGAGATCCTCATTAACACTTTATGTGTTGTTGAGGGTGAAATTATGCAAAAATCAGGTGGCAACCCTACGGGCTCAGTGAATACTGTTGTTGATAATACGCTTTCTCGCTATTATTTTCTGCTATGCTTTTATAAAGCTTAATCCAAATGCAACTTACCAGGAATTTTTAGATTGGGTGAAGTCTGGCATGTATGGTGATGATCTCACATATACTTACGCACTACATCTGGTTGAGATGCATCCTGATAAAATTGCCCAAGTTTTGCACAAAGCTTTTGGGTATGAATTCACCCACGATGGTCTTAAGTCTGTTCTAGACCTCAATTTTCTTTCAGCTGACTTTAAATTAGTCAATGTCGCTGGAAGGAACATAGCAGTCCCCTTGTTTGATGAACAAAAAATGGCTGGTCATGTTATCTTCGGAAAAAAGAAAGATATAACCATAGAATTCCAAAGAATTGCCTCACTGAGAATGATTAACGTCTTTAATGATCGTATAGTTCAACTGTGCGATGAGTGGCTCTTAAAACATAAAGATGATGTTATGCCTGAACAATTTACTCAGTGGGTTCCGCATGTTGATCTCATTAAAAAGAATTATTACTTTCCAAAGAAGAGAGAACCTGTTATTGTCCCACAAGGTGCTAATGTCGACACACAAGATTTTAATTTTGCATGGTCCGACACAGTGGTTGATCATAATGCTTTTAACTTAAAGTGGTATCATTACCACTGCTCTTACTTGCGAGACCAAATGTTCCCAGAAGAAACTCCACTTCTTAATGAGATTTTATTTTCAGAACCTTTAAAGGAGAGAAACTTAATTCTAGAGCCTCCTTTAACAACAGCTATGAGCAATGTGTCACAGTCTGGAAATAATGCGAATCGCAATCGCAAAAGACAAAGAAATAATAAGAAAAAGGTTAACCCGAAAGAGGTGGCTGAGGTTGCTAGGGCAGTTGAGCGTAAGCTTGTTGTTCGGCAGCCTAGGCCTCCTATTGTACAGTTACCTCGGGCTCCACGACAAGCACGTAATGTTTATCTGGATGCAAAATTTGCAGTCCTTGGTGCTGAAGACCCTCAAATCTTAAGATTAATGAAATCTGGTTTGACTCAACAGGGTGCTTTGTGGATGTTAAATGCTCTTGACCCTTTTCCTGACAGTCAGCGTAAGCATGCTGGCTACCCAGATATTAATTCTTCTAAGTCTATGCTCCGTACCATCCGTGAGAAAGTTAACATTTCAGCTCCTGCGAGTGTTACTGGTACTGATCTTTGGGACGTTCACATCGTTTTTGTCCCCCAAATCTCCAACACTGATTATGCTATTTATCAGCAAATTTTTGGAGATGGCTCTTGTGCTCAACCAGGAGGTTTGCAATTGCTTGGTGGTGGTGCTGTCCTTATTATTAAGGTCCCATCAGGCCGTGACACTTTCCCTTCTGTTGTTGGAGCAGCATTTAATGTGACTGGTTTGGAGACTCAACGTATCATATTTGATCGTCAATTGACAGGAAATATGCGGCTTGTTTCAGCTGGTGGTGAACTTTGTAACCGTTCATCGGCTCTCGTTGATGGAGGTGATGCTACCTTTTACCGTTATGGTCAAACACAACAACTCACCCAATTCCAATTGGCCTTGAACTCTGATGATGCTCCCATTGGTCCTTATGTCGGAATTGGAATGCGCGCCCCTCCCAATAATGTGGATGGAGCTATTAAAATTGGCAATTCATGCACTTGGCCTGCACGCCAAGGTGGATATCAAGTATATGTTCAAAATAGTGTCGCAAATCCTGTTAAAGGTTTTCAAAATGTGACATGTATCTTTAAGAATGTTGATGCTGATATTTCCACTGGCACACAAACAGTTGGTTTTGGAACACAACAAGGTCTTAACTCTATGTCTGGGACTCGTTTACCACCAACTTCTGCTCAAGTGCTGACTGTTCCATATGATTCATCTGGAATGTACTTAACTGGTCTCCCAGCGAGTGCCACTCTCACTTACACTTTTCATGGTGTCATCGAGGAATTTATGTCCTCTTATGATGATAACATTGATGCCTGTGAGATGTCACCTGCTTATGATGAGAAAGCGATGAAAACATACAGTCAATTAGCCCACTCAATTCCCGCTGCTGTTCCATTGGACCAAAACTATAAGGGAGAGTGGGTTGCCAAGCTCTTGCGATTTGTTTCTCAAATCGCCACACCAATTGGCGCTGCTTTAAATGCTGTCGTGCCTGGCGCTGGAGCT